CGATATCACCCCGTATTGCCGTCGCGTGAACTATCGGCGCGGCCGCCGAAAAGACACCGACCAGTTCGGCCCGGGCACTATGTCGGTGATATTGGACGACAACTTGGCCGGCGGTATTCTTTCGCCGTACGACACCAGCAGCCCGTACTATGACCCGGCGAACGATCAGCCGGGGTTGGCGCCGTTGCGTGCCATTCGACTAAGCCGCGAAGGCGAGTACCTCTTCGTTGGCGTGGTAGTGAACTACGACTACCAGTTCGACCTAGGCGGCAGCAACCTGGTGAACATTCTCGCCGCGGACGGGTTCTACAAGCTCGCACAGTGCTACCTGGACGAGTGGAACGTAACCCCGGAAACTTCCGGCGAACGCCTTGAGACGCTATTAGACCTACCCGAAGTGTCGCTCTTTCCAGGCGCACAACGAAACATCGCAACCGGCACCGTGAACCTGGGGCACGCCTCAGCGTTCACAGTTCAGCAAGGCACCAACGCCTTACAGTACGCGCAACAGATCAACGACACCGCAGAGTTCGGACGCCTATTCATGGATCGCACCGGAGTGTTCACATTCCAGGAACGTATCGGCGTCACCTTATCGGCGCCCGTCATTCAGTTCGACGACCAGGGCACCGAAACCCCATACAACGACCTAGAGATAGAGTTCGACGCCTCGCACGTAGTGAACCGGGCAACCGTCACCAGCCTGGAAGATGTCACCGGCACCGACGACGACCCGGCAAGCCAAGTCACCTACTTCATTCAGACCCGGGCCATATCGTCCAGCTTGTTGCACGAACAGGGCGAACTTGACAGCGCCGCCGCCTACCTATTGGTGCCGGACCCCGAGCCGCGGTTCACCAGTGTGGCGACGAACTTTGCCCTTCTTACGTCGCTGCAACGTGACGCCGCCGCCACCGTAGATATCGGCGACACTATCCAGATACAAAAGACCGTCACCGGGTTCGGCGCCTTGACCGAAGAACTAGCCGTCGAAGGCATAGACGCCGTGATTGACTTCGCGCAAGGCCACACCGTCCGGTTCTACACATCGCCCACCACCGTGGCGTTCAGCTTTATTCTGGACGACCCCATCTACGGCACGTTGGCAGATGCACTTGGCGAAGGTTCGAACGTCCTAGGCTAGACATATGGGCGCCAACGCACAGACCACCGTTCCGACGTTCGTAGCATCGCAAGTTCTCACCGCCGATCAGATGAACCAGTCGGCACGCACTGGCGTGCCAGTGTTCGCCGACAGTAGCGCACGCGACGCCGGGTTCGGCGGAAGCGGCGAGAAAGTCTTAGCGGAAGGCCAGCTGTGCTACCTCGAAGACTCGGACATCGTCCAATACTACGACGGCTCATCGTGGGCAACGGTTGGTCCGGCTAGTGCGGGTGCATTGGTTCTAATTAGTGCTACCACGATTGGTAGCGCGGTTTCTAGCGTTACCGTCACTAATGCGTTTAGTGCAACATACAACAATTACTACATAACTATCGCGGGTGGTGTTAGTAGCGCGTTGTGTGCGTTGCGTCTGAAACTTGGCGCGGTCGCCACCGGCTACTACGGCGGACTTATCCAAGTCAACTTCGCTAGTAGCGCGGTGACCGGAATAGGCGACAATAACGCCGCGCAGTTTTCCTATGTCGGTTGGGCAACCACTACCGCTATGACCGCTCAAATCTTGGTCAACTCGCCAAATCTTGCCAAACTAACGAACGTTTGGGCCGGGCCATATGTCACCGGGGCTACTGCCGGAACGTATCAAGCCGAAGAGAACTCGACCACACAACACACCGACTTCACCATCACCCCAAGCACCGGAACGCTTACGGGTGGCACTATCCGCGTTTATGGCTTCGCTAATAGTTAGGACTCAACCATGACACACCTAGTTCAGATCGACGACCTAGTTCGAGAAGCGACACCGGACGAAGCGGCAGCGATCGACGCATCGCGGGCCGCCGCAGCAGCCGCCGAAGCAGCCACCCAAGCCGCAGCCGCAGCGAGGGCCAGCGCATTAGAGAAACTTGCCGCGCTCGGCCTTACGGACGCGGAGATCGCCGCGTTGTTGGCGTAGACTCGCAGCAACGCGGCGGCAAGAAAGCGAAACCACCATGAACGGAAGCACCGCGCAAGGCGTAGACCAGACACTAAAAGGCGCCATTCTCGGCTTGTTCACGTACGCCGCCCATTACTTCGACTTCGACCCGGGGTTCGTCGCCGCAGCTATGCCGGTACTGGCCGGCGTTCTGGCCTATCTTTCGTCCAAGTTCGGTGACCCGCACCGCGCCTCATTCGTACCAACCAAAGACAAACCCGACGCCAAGTAATGCCCGCCCCGTACGTCGTACCGTCGTACCCGATCGCAACCGGCAAGTTGCCAGGCACCGAAGAATGGGCCCGACAAGCCGCCAAGTATTCGCAAGGCGCGCTGTGGAATAACGGCACGTGGGTGCACCGCGACATTCGCGGCAAGCCCGGCCAAGTGTCAAACCATGCCAGGGGCGTGGCCCTCGACTTGTCGTACCGTTACTACCCGACACAGAACAAAGGCGCCACCGACGGTCGCGCCAAGTCACTGGCGTTCATGCGGCACGCCCTGGCCAACTGGCAGGCGTTAGGCATCGCCCTGGCGATCGACTATTGGACGCAACCGTTCGGCCGGTCCTGGAAGTGTGACCGCGAAAAGTGGCGCAAGGCCACCGCACCGACGTTCAGCGGCGCCCCCGGCGGCGATTGGTGGCACCTCGAGATCACCTTAGAACTAGCTACCGACGCCAAGGCCGTACGCCAGGCGTTCCGGCAGGTATTCACCACCCCATGACAGGCGCCCGCTACTGTCGGGGTACAACTACAAGGAAGGCAGCAACCTTATGGCCGAAGAAACACCCGACCCCGTCGTAATCTTCTACGAAGTATTCACCGGCACCATGCCCGACGGGCAGCGCGTCATGGTGCAGATATTCCGCAAGAAAGGCGAGGACCGTTCCATGCTTGCGCAGTTGGCGTTCCGATCAGATAACTGGGCCACGTGGGGCCCGCCCATACGCCTAGACGATCTTCACACCCTCACGGAAACACCCGTCGCATGAACGCCGCCGTCGTTAGCACATTCGCCGTGGTGTTGTCAGCGTTGACCGGACTTTCGTTCCTCATCGCCCCGTTGCCGGACCTCGACCCGATACCCCCGGCAGTGTACGAAAGCACCGAAACCCCCGAAACCACCCCCATAGCACCCCGAAACAGCGCTCCACAGCCCCGTACAGCCCCCGAAACCACCCCACCCGCGGTAACCCTACCCCCCACTTGTGAAGGGTTCGTATCGCTTGCCTGGACGCTCGGGTGGCCCGCCGATGAACTGGACACCCTCGAGCGCATTATGCGCCGCGAAAGCGGGTGCCAGCCCGACGCGATCGGCGACCGGGCCCTAGGCGGTTCATATGGGCTTATGCAGGTGCACATTCCGACGTGGTGCCTACGCTCGACCTACTGGCCGGAAGGTTGGCTGGCGGTGCACGGTTCGGTCGGCCCGGACGATTGCGAAGCACTACTAGACCCGGCCACCAACCTGGCGGCGGCGCTACTCATTCACCAAACTGGCGGGTGGCCGCAGTGGAGTACGTGGCCATGAACGCCAAGTGGTACGACTACGAAGCCTTGCTGCGTGACCTGGCCGACCTGGCGGACAATAGCCCCGACCACCATTCGGCGTGGCTTGCGTGCCGGGCGCTTGCGTTCATTACGCACCAGCGTGCAGTGATCGAAGAACTACGCGGCACCGTCGCAACCTTAGAACAGTGGGCAGGTGTCCGCGCTTGACCTACCGCACGTATGACCCGCAGCACATACGAAAAGGGCGACTCGTTCCGATCATGCCGCACGAAGTTACGGCGCTACGTGACTACGCCGAACAAGTACGCCATAACGCTGCACAGATCGGCGCGAAACACCGGCACGCCTGGAACCCGACCAGCGAAGAAGAACAGCGCCGGCAGCTTGTCGGTTGGCTTGGCGAACTGGCACTGGCGAAACACCTAGGGGTGCCCTACGGGTTCGCAACTAACTACGACAAGACCCGCCACGACGTTGCAGGGGTGGAAGTTCGAAGCACCGAACACTTCAACGGGCACCTAATCACCTACCCGGACGACAAGGCCGCCCCGTACGTGCTTGCCCTAGTGCACCGGATAAGTTTCTACAAGTTCGACGTCGTACTGGCCGGGTGGATAGACCTAACCGATGCCAACACCCCGGAACACTGGCGCACCAATATGCGCGCCCCCGGCTACTTCACCCCGCAAGCTGCACTCCACCCCCTTGCTACACTTCCGAACACCAAACAAAAGAGAGGCAGCAACCTATGGCTTGGCAACTGAATGACTACGTGGACGTTCCGCACCGCCTGAAAATGTTGGCAGACAAGTTTCCAGACGTTCGAATAGTGGAAAGCGAACCCGTGGTCCGCGTGGTAGGCGATCGTACGTTTATCGAGGTGAAAGTAACGGCGTGGCGTTCGCCGGACGATCAGCACCCGGCGGTCTCATTCTG